TAAATGATAATTATGAAGGAGGGGAGGTTATGTATAGATTAAATAATATAGATTACTCAGTTCCTAAAAAAGCAGGTAGTTTATTTATTTTTGATTCTAATTTGGAACACAATGTTAATATAGTGAAATCCGGTGTTAGATATTCTATGAATGCATGGCCTTCTTCTAAAATTAAAAAAGGATTGCTATGAAAAAAATTGTTATAATCGGAGGTGGGACTGCCGGATGGTTAACCGCAATGGTAGTAAATAAATTTTGGAAAGATACCGAAGTAACATTAATAGAAAGTTCTAAAATTGGAATATTAGGCGCAGGTGAAGGTAGTACTCCTAATTTTGGTAGAATACTTTCATTATTAGAAATAAATCAAAAAGATTTTTATACCAAAACTAAATCAACAATAAAAAATGGATTGCATTTATATAATTGGACAGGTAGAAATGAATTATCTAAACATTTATTTTCTGGCAATGAACCCACTTTAACTAATCCATCTTTCGCATATCACTTTGATGCTAGATTAGTTGCTAAATATTTTAAAGAAATTGCTACTAATAGAGGAGTTAAGTGTATAGATGATGAAGTTATTGATATTAAAAATAATAGCGAAAATATAATTAATTTAGAATTAAAAGATAGCGGTAGTATTGATTTAGATTTTGTATTTGATTGTAGTGGGTTTTCTAAAATTATTATTGATGGTGTACATAAAGAAAATTGGAAAGATTATTCAGAATTTTTATTATTAAATAAATCAATCAACTTTTTTTTACCACAAGAAACTCAATATAAAATGAGTGACAAAACGCATACAAAAATGGTATCAATGGACAATGGTTGGATGTTTAATATTCCATTACAACATAGATGGGGATGTGGTTATGTTCACAGCGATAAATATTGCACAATAGAGGAGGCGAAAAAAGAAGCTGAAGATTATTTTGGTCATGAGGTAACTGTACAAAAAGTATTTGATTTTAAACCAGGTGTGTTTGAACGAAGTTGGATTGGTAATTCAATAGCTATCGGATTATCATATGGATTCATAGAACCATTAGAGGCTACCTCATTAATGTCTACTATAATGCAATTAAAGAGATTGATTGATTTGGATTTCAATGAAATTCAAAAAGAAAAATTTAATAAATGGTGTGAAGAAATTTATGAACAAAACTTAATGTTCATTCGTTATCATTATTTATGCGAAAGAGATGATACGCAATTTTGGAAAGCGTGTACACAGATGCCAATTCCTAATAAATTAAAAAACATATTAGATGATAATAATTTTCTAATACCTAAAACTAATGTGGAATTACTTAATGCATTAGAATTGGAGGAAGTTTCTCCGAATGAATTAACATTTTTTGTAAACAACTATTCAACTATTTTTAGAAAGAATAAAAAAGTATTAAAAAAAGAATTGATATAATATGGAAAAAATATACTTTGATGAACAAACTTATATATGGAGAACTCAATTTAATATATCTCATATTAAAGATGAAATATTAAAAGAGTGTTTTTCTATAATAGAAGAGATGGGAGAAAATCCAGGTGATAATTTTGGTTGCTTTAATCAATGGAATGAGAATATAGATTTCGATGGTGATTTTCAATCAACTAGAAAAATAGATAAAATAATTAAAGAAGGAATAAAAGCATGTATCACGTTGTTTAACGAAAATATAAAATTACAATATAATAAAATAAACACAGATGGGTGGATAAATATAGTAAGAGCTAAGAATCCACGACAACCAAACTTTTCTACGGAAACAGAAATAGTTATGCATAATCACACCGAACTGAATCATATCAATAAAGTTTTCAGACCAGATTACACATATGTACACTATGTTCAAATGCCTGATAATTTAGAGGGTAACGATGGTGTATTATATATAGAAGGTAAGGGAGGTGTGATATATAATATTCTTCCAAAAGAAAATGATATAATAATAATGGAAGCACATATACCTCATGTCCCCGCATCAGCTAGAAAATCTACTAAAGATAGAATAGTTATAGCGGGTAATGTAGGATTTGAATTAATTAAAAAATCAAATAGTTTAATATAATGTTAGTTGATAATAAGTTTATATACCTATCTTTACCTAGATGTGCTTCCACATCATTTTATATATCCTGTCTCAGAAACAATATAGAAGTAAAGCATGCAGATGAAACTATGTTTGATAGATGGAATTCTAATATAGATTTGAGTTTAGATAATGAAACCCTAGCCGATTTATTGATTCATTCACATGAAAAAATAACAGACTTAAAAACAAAATTTGGAAATGGATATAATATAGTTTCTATACGAAGAAATAAATACGAAAGATTCATTTCTTTATGGAAACATATAATAGATTTAGCTAATGATAGATTTCCAAAATCAGATGTTAATAAGTTAACAAAAATGACAGCTGAGCAAATTCTTTTTTATAAAACAAACGATTTATTATCAGATAATACAAAAGAATATGTATTAAATTCGTTTTTTACTAATAATGATTTGGATGATTATAAAGATTCATATATGATGACAATGATTTATATTTTAATAAATCCTACATCATTTTGGCATAACAACGATAATAATATAATTTGGTTCGAATTTGATAAATTGAAGGAATTTGAAGAATGGGTTTCGGATAAATTAGGAATCAATTTTGTTTTAGAAAAGTCAAATGGAAGTCAACATTTTGATTGCAATCTTAAGTTAGATGATAATTTTATAAAATTGTATGATTCTATTTATGATTATTACGATTTACCAAAGCAAATAAAAACACTATTATAAAATGTTTAATTTCAGAGAAGTATTTGATGCATGGATAACATCAACTAATCCTACAGATGAACAAAAGCAGCAATCGGAAGAAAGAGCTTTGGTATGTAGGGGGACTGGTGATACACCTAAATGTGAAAATTATATTGAACTATTTGAAAAAAAGAAATGGTCGGCATATTGCAATGGGTGTGGGTGTCCAATAGATAAGAAGATATTTTCGGGTAAGGTTAATCCTTGTCCGCTAGAAAAGTGGGATGAAATTGATAAAAAGTATAATACTTATATAGGTATGAAACATAAAAAAACACTTCTATAATATATATAGATATATAAATAACAAAGTATGAAAGGAACGATTATAGGTACTGATTTGCTACAAAAAGGTGATTCGGTAAAAATTTTAGAAATTAATACAAATACAACCATCTTCAATGAGGGGGCGGATATGCTGGATTATGATGGGTTGTTTAGTGTATTAACCAATAACAATATAACAGAATTTCATTTTATTTATACCGAAGGTGATAGTCATTCCCCTCTTATTGAATCATATAGATTTGAAGATATAATAAAAGAAAGATGTGAAACTCTAAACATAGAATATTTTCAATACTTAGTTCCTAATAACTCGATTACAGTTCCGTATATAGAAGATAAACCAAATAGATTTATTCTAAGACAATCGTTTGATACAACAGCGTTGGTAGATGAAACATATTCTGCGGATAAATTTGAATTTTTTAACTTAATGAGTGGGTCAGAATATGTGCCAATGACGTATATTTCATCATCAACGATAAATATTGATACATTTACCACATTATCACATATAGATGGGTTAACTCCGAATACATTGGAAAAACACAGATATCCGTTTTATGAACCAATGGAATATCCTGCTATATACGCATTGGAATCAGACACACAGCTAACCGATAGTAAAGTTAATTTAGATGTAAGTAAAAACAATTTATTACAGGAATTTGTGTATGATGAACAGAATATAGTAGATGGTAGATGGAGTGTAATAAGAAGTATTGATATTATATACGGCGGAGGTCTAGATACCATCAATATGGGCGGATACAGACAAAGTACATTTATTCCAATTGATTTTACTTCAACTGAATTGGTTGAAAATAGTAGAAAGTTAAATCAAAAATCTAGATACAAATATCTAACAAAATCAATGGGTAACTTTGCAAAAATAGATTATCACACCGATGAAGATACTATGATTTTAGATTACACCGGTTCTTTAAAAGATGTAGATACGATTAAATTAGGAGATTATATCAAATCAATTAATTTTGTTGATTTTAATGGAAATAATGCATCTAATTTTGAAGAAGGTAAATTAGATGTATTTGGGTGGGATTCAACTCTTACTCAAACAAGTGCAAGTTTGACAGAGGTAAGTTCATCTTTAAATGGAATAGTATCTGCATCAGTTGGTACTATATACATTAGAATGACATTAGAAAATGGTGAAACATGGACGGATGCTCCATCTTGTGCATATTATATTGAAGAATCCGGTTCAATATCAACTAGATTTGAGAAAGTTAACAAAATGGTAGTAGGTGATAAATTAGTTACTATGCACCCAACTACAAATGAACTATCTTTAGTTACGATTACAGGATTAGAAATGGAATATACTGAAAAGATGATATATTCATTGGATTTTGAACCATCCGACCTATTCTTAGTTGATGTTGGAGATGGTTTATTTGGTATAATGCATAATAGTTGTTGGTGTCCATGGATATACTGTGGATATTATTGTCATTCTACCTATTGTAGAACTTGTGCCGGAAGATTTGCAAAAAGATAATTTAAAAAAATAATAAAATAATATGGCAACTAAAATAAAAGTAGAAAGACCTAATAGTATAATAAAGGTTAATATAACTCCACTAACTGATGTGGTAAAAGCAAAAACGGCAATAGCAGTAAATTCTGTAGTTACTGCTATTAAGGATAAGCACTTATCGTAATATATGTTATCCCAATCAATCTTATTCACTAAAGAAGAGTGTGATTACATTGTTGGACTTAAAAACAAATATCCATTATTAGGCGAAAATGGTAGGTGGGAAGAGTTTGATGATTTTAGATACAAATTTTATACATTAGAGTATGCATCTGATATAGATTGGGTGATTAAAAGATTATGTGATTTTTTTGAATCTGAAATAGGATTGAGTATTTTCGTAAGACCTACTAAACTAAATTTACATCATTATACAGAAGGTGATGAATTTGGTAAACATATCGATACAGGAACTCCTATAAAAGAATGGAATGTTGGTATTGTGTTAAACGAAGACTTTGATGGTGGTGATTATTTAGTGTTCGATGAAAATGATACACCCGTTGTAATTGATAAAAAGATAGGTAATGTGTGTATATACCAATCACAAACTCCACATCAAGTTACTCCAATAACAAAGGGAGAGAGGTGGGCTATAGCAATGTTTATACACAAATTTAGAATGAATCCTGCTATACTTTTATGAAAATATTATTATTAGGTACACCTAGAAGTGGTTCAACTTCATTGGTAAAATTTATTGATTCTCATATAAAATTACCAAACTATCAAATGTTTATAGAACCATTTAATCAAAATCTATATCCAAATAAAGAATATGATGAAGATAGAGATACTATTTTGTATGTTACCAAATATAATAATGTATTGGTTAAAAGTTTATTTTTATTAGAGCATGAGGAATATCCTACTAAATCTTTCAATGACATATACGAATATTTAAATTGGTGTTATTCTTATTTTGATAAAATAATTATATTAGATAGAAAGGATAAACTTGCTCAATCGGAAAGTTTTGCTATAAATGAAACATCTATGAGAGAAAAGGGCATAGGATGGCATACACCTAAGATTTATGATATTGATAAAATAGAACCATCTTATATCAAAGCAATGATTGATAGATATACCAAATCAAGTGAAATTCTACATAATATATCATACAAACAAAAGTTTCCTATGTTCTACTATGAAGATATATTCTTAGAAAAAAATAAAAAACATATTGAACAGTTATTTAGTTATTTAGATATGGAGATAAGTGAATCTAACTATATGGAATGGATAGTATCCCCATATAAAAGAGTTAGAATTGATAAAACAGAACAAAAATTATTATAATGGAAAAGTTATTTTACAAAAATCAAAATTGGGATGAATTTCATGTCAATAGCGGCAAGGTTTTAACGGATGTAAAAATTATATCCAACTCAGTTTATCACGAGTTCAGAGGTTCTATTTGGACTACATTTCATTCAGATTTTTTTCCAAAGGTATTACCACCTGATTTAGAATTTAAACATGATAGATTCTCACAATCATATAAGGGTGTATTGAGGGGATTGCATTATGATGATAAGACTTGGAAATTATTAAGTTGTCCATTGGGTTCATTATATACGGTGTTAGTTGATATGAGACCCGAATCGGAAACATATTTAAAATCGGAAACATTTATCATGTCTCCGCAAACTCAAATACAGATACTTTGTCCTCCAATGTTTGCCAATGGACATTATGTTCTAACAGATGATTCTCTTTTCACATATAAAATGGCATATGAAGGGGAATACAATGATGATACTAAACAAAAGACAGCTAGATGGGATGACCCTAAGTTGGGGATTGATTGGCCTACTAAAACACCTATTCTTTCTAAGAGGGATGCCAATGCTTTATTTATTGATTAAATAAATTATTATGAGTATTAAACCTTATATACGAAATGAGTGGGGAAAACTAAAAGAGATAATAGTTGGTAGACCGGAGTTTGCTCAGATTCCTACTATAAGGGATAAATCTTTACACACAATTGATTACGCTAATTATACAGATGACCAATTCCGTAAGATACCTTATGGAA